TATAACTGTGCGTCAGTAGGTTTATCAATATCTAAATTACATTCTTTAATGTATGTACCTTTGCTATCTGAATCATTCATTAAAACAACATCTTTAGTAAAGTCTATTTCTTGGTTTGTGTATAATTTAATTTTAGTTGATAAGTTTGCCATGATTAATTTCCTATCCTAAATCCGTAAAAAGTTGTATTACTTAAAGTTGCTGTTGTTGCTTGTGTATGAAAAAATCTTATTTCAACTTGGTCACCTGCAGATAAATCATATAATTTTTGAATACCAACTCCAACAGGATTGTTAGCACCAGGTGAAAAATCCCAACCACCAATATCTGCTGAATCGTTAATATAAATATATGTTCTTACTTCTCTATCATCATCTATAACACTATCTGTTCTACAATTAGCACCTATTATATATTTACCACCTTTACCTGTTGGTACAGTAAATTCATAAGTTGATGTATCAAAAGCATTATCTGTATCAAATATTTCTGTGTCAAAAGCTACTTTAGTAATAGCATTAGTAGGTATTGTAGCACCGTTTGCTGTTACAGAAAAAGCTGGATAGTTTTGTCCTGATACAGAACCTGTAAAAGTATAATCTTGTGATAAATCCATTTTAGCTGGTGTTACAGCATTTGATGCTAACTGGCTTGTTCCAACACTAGCATTTGGTGGATTAACAGTTTGAACAGCTTTACCTAAATACACACAGTACATGTCATCTGAAGATGATGTAGCTTCTGTTAGTGTTAATGTAGTACCACTTGCTGAATAACTACCAGGCTCTTGTCTTACAAAGTTAATAAATAATGCTAACTCATTTTCGTTGGCTACAGGGTGGTCTAAAGAATAAGATGTGGTCGCAGTTACTGTAAAATCCTGTTTAGCAAAACTTGTGTAAGCTAAAGCTGGTGCGTTGCCCAAATATCCCATTACGATACATCTGTTAAAAGTTGTAAGTGAACATCAGCATTACCACTAGCACTATCGCTTTGTGCCTGAATCTTATCACTTGTTTGTAAAACTATTTTAGGAAGTTCGATAGATGAGCCTGTAGGTAATGGAACATTCTCAAATATAAATTTTCCAGCAGTTGCTGAGTTATCATATTTTTTTAAACTAACTAAAATAGAAGTTGTTGTTGTATTTGAAATAGTACCAGCAATAACAAGTGATTTATTAGTTGCAGTATAAACATCAGTTAGAGTTGCGTCTGTTAAACTTATTTGTGCATCATTAAAATTATTAGCCATATTTTATCCTTTTATCCTAAAGCGATTGCAAATGGAATAGCACTTGGGTCAGTTTCTGTTATAGAAACACCACTAGGAAGTGTTATTGCGTTGGTTGATGTATTTACTGAAAATAATGTTAAATCATCTGTACCATCAAATAATTTCATGGCTATGGTATTACTTGCAGAATTATCTAGCCAAATCGTACCAGCTACTGCTGAACTTGGTCTTGAAGCACCTAAGTGGCCTGTGTTTAATGCGTCTAAGCTACTGTTTAAAGTAGTTCTAAAAGTTGCGAATGTTTGGTTATCAACTGCTATCTGTGTTACTTGTGACATATTTTATCCTGTTCCTCTTGCTTGAAAATCAAAAGTTCTGTCTATACTTGTACCAGAGGAATTAAAAAATTCAATAGTAAATCCTGTTGTACTTTTATTTGTAATTGTAAAGAAATCTCCTGTTGCCATGTTTTGACCACTAATTATAATTGCTGGATTTAATCTAAATGCACTTGAATATGTAATTGCTTTGCCCCCTGTTCCACTAGATATATCTGCACCTGATTCTATCTTTTCTTTTAAACTAGCTGTAACAGAAAGTGTATTAACTAGAGTTCTTGAATCTTGATCAGCAGAAGTAAATAATGCCTTAAATTTAAAATATCGACCTGAAAACTCTCCTGTTGTAAAATTTTGAAAAGCACTAAAAGTAACATTATCATCACTTGTTGCTATCTGTAATATTGTATTAGAATTTTGAACTGTTTTACCATCAAAAGGGTCTGGTGTTCCACTATCTATTAAAGTTGTACTATCTGGTCTTCCAGCGTCAATGTAATTAGCAACATCTTCTACAATTTGTAAAACATTAGATTCAAACTTAGCTTTAAATACTGCTGGTAATGTAATTGTGTTTGCAAATTCATAAGTACCTGAACTTGGAACAGATGTTGTAGATACACCTAATGTTCCTGTTGCAGTTAAACCAAGATGATTAGTTGAATTTTTTGTAACTACTTCTAGGTTTGTTTTAGTACCAGAAAATGCTGTGTGTTCGTTAATAGTTGTTTCTATCGTGTAATTAACTGTTTCTATATTTGAAACAATTAAAGTTTCAATAATTGATTGGTTGCCTCTTTTATCTTCTGCTTTAATTAAATAAGTACCTTTAGAAAAAGGAACAGTAACAGTTGTTGCTGGTCGTCCAATTTTATCTATTATATTTTTAGAATTAACCCATGTAGCCCCTGTGGTATTAGCATTATGTTTAATAACATAGTAAGATAAATCTAAATCAGTTACTGCGTCCCAACTTAATATTGCTTGATCGCCTACTACATTAATTGCAAAGTTTTGAACATTACTTGGTGGTGCAGATTGACCAACTACTGTATGAGTTTGTGTTATATATTCTGATCTTACACCAGCTGTATTTACATATCTAACTCTTACATAATACAAAGTATCATCTTTAACATTTAAGACTTCAAATCTTGATTGTTTGCCTGAGCCTACTTCTGAATATAGTGTGTTATCTTCTGAAATTTCTACCTCAAAATAATCAAAAAATGCGTCTGGTGGGTCTGTTAATAATCCTGTTTCTGGGTCAAAACTAAATGATTGATCTAATGGCAAAATATCAATTAATAATTTAGTAATAATTACACCATCATTATATGCAACAATAGTATCTGATAAATTTATAAAACCAACTACAGTAGTTAAATCTATTGTTGTAAATGGGTCTGGTAATGTTGTTGTAGGTGTAGATGTAACTTGTGTTTTAGATGCCCAAGTATAATGAGAGGCTTGATACTCAATTAAATTTAAACTTACTGTATAATCTTCATTAAATGTTATTGATAATACTCTAAAGGCTTTATTAGAAAATCCTAAAGAACTATGTGTAATATTAACTAATTCTCCAACTAATAAATCATAAGCGTTAAAATCTACTGTTATTTGTAATGCTAATGCTTCTCGTGATCTTCTTAAAATAATTTCTGCCATTTCTTCTGCTTGATAAGGAGAAGTTAATGTAGGAAACTCAAAACGACCCTCTAATAAAACTCCACCATCTTCTGCTTTCATTGTTGCGTGTTGTTCTGCACTTGGTAATCCACTATCATCTATAGGTGGATATTGAACTTCATCTACTTGGAAATTTCTAGCTGGGTTTATAAAACTAACTATCGTTCTGTTAAATTTAGAATTTTTATCTGGACTTGATAATACATATCCACCTAAAATATTATCCTCTGTCAGAGTTATTGATGCTGTGCCTGTTGTTTCAATAATTAATTTATATTTTCCTTGTGTATAAGGTAGATAGCCTCGACAACCTTTAATAAGTTCTCTTAAATTTTCTATAATTTTTCTTCCTGTGTCTAAAGCATAATTAGTATCAAATATATTAATATCACTACCACCTGAATATGGAGTAACTTGTGTTTCGCAAACAACAGACGCATCATAAAAACTTTGTAAATCAATATCTGTTGTTGCTAATCCTTTTCCATATCTTGTATTTCTTAAATAATCTAAAATACAAAATGCTGGATTAGTTGAATATGTAGGGCTAGATTCAATAAGTGATGAATTTAAAGTAACAATCTTTTTACCTTTTAATCTTACTTTTACTTGTGGTACACCACTAAACACATCTTGATTCCAAGTAAATCTAAAGGCTAAATAGCAAATACCTCTTAATCTATGATTAGAACCCCAACCAGATAAAGGAGTTAAAAGGCTAGAGGCAACTTGATTATCAGTTCCAAAAAAAGGTTGAACTGTTACTTGAGAGCCATGTACTCCCATGTAAAAATTAGCGTCTGATGAATTAACATCTCTTATAACTCCGTCATTTAAACTACCTGACCATGTAACTAATTTATCATCTATAAAAATTTGTTCTATTGAATTTATTTCGCCCTCGCATAAAGCTAAAGCCATATATAAATATCTATTTGAACTTCCTGAACTTCTTAAAAAAATTCTTGTTCCACCGACCATTCTTTCTCCATAAATTACAGGAATAGATGCGTCATTAGATTGTTTGTTGAGTAATAAACCCTGTTCATAGTTATCCATTGGCGTGTCGCCAAAAGAAGCATCAAAACTAGGAAATGATGGAGTAAGCCAAGAAACAGCTTTTTGAACTATATTAACAGCAGTTTTAACTACTTTTTTAACAACATTAGTTACTTTTTTAACAGTTTTTTTTATAGTTCTTACTACACCACCCATAGCCAACTATCCTTTGTTGTTTGTTTCATAATTTTTCTAACTTTATTATTATTATTTAATCTTGCCCAATGTATTGTTTTATTTAAACCTAATGTGTTTGCTGAATTATTTTTTAACCAACTCATAATT